GCCATAGTTTCAGACAAGCCCTGACTAGGGGTAAGGAAGGACGCCGCACTTAAAATTACTGCTGGAAAATACTTGTAGTGTCGGTTACGCTTGTTATCTCTGTCGTTCTTTGAATAATCGTTTGTTGACTTAAACCAGGACCTTGATACGTTTCTGTGAATTGAAACGCTGCCCCTGGTGTTGTCTGTGTGAATGTTGGTCTGCTGTTGACGCCTGTCCATGATGATGTCACTCCATCAATAGTTACATTGTTATTTCCAGTACCAGGGGAAAGATTACCTGAAGCACTGATTCCACTCCCAGTCACTGAATACTGATATCCAGTGTTGTAGTCCATCGAATTGATGGTCTCAGTTATCTTTTGTGTTGTTTCTGTATGGCTAGTAAGTGAGCCCTGGGTGAAGTTTGGCACCACGGGCACGGCTCGCGCCGCCCCGTGGAATGCACCAAGGATCAAACCAAGACCGATTGCCTCTTTAAGTCGATCCATGATAAACCTCAGTCGATAACAGTGATCTCGCTTACGAATTGTCCTGTTGCCGTAGTGCCAGCTCCACCAGCCGTTACCGTAAGAGCACCTGTTGTGGTTACAGTGCCTGCTAGGTTACCAGCAGTTCCTGCTGTGTAAGAAGTTTGACTTGAGAAGTTACCAACTTCACCTACAGTAGGAGCAGCAGTTGGAATTGCATCACCTGCTGTGTAAGAAGCACTAAATGAAAATGCATTTCCATCAGTTGCCTGAGTAGCACTGATTACATTAGGTGTAAGAATACCACTGGTGATAGAACCAGAAGCAACTGTGCCAGCAGTCGTGCCATCAGTAGTATTCACTCCACTACCTGAGATTGCGAAGGAAGAACCCATTCTTGTGGCAGTGGTTCGTGCTGCATCAACAGTAAGTTGCACACTAGAAGCGTGCTTAGTAACAAGTCCGCCAGCATTAGCTGCACTTGCGGTCATCAGTAACATTGCGAGAGGTAAAAGTTTTTTCATGCCACCTCAGTTTGGATCCAAATCTATTTAGCAAAAACACATGTTCATGAAATGTGACTGCGGAAAACCGAACCTGTATTTCTTAACGTTTTCCTCTATATAATATGGTTGCCTTCGGGGACCACACAATCTAATCTCGCTTTATAAGGAGAAGTAAAATGACTGGACTGCGTAAGTTTGGCAGCAAAGATCTTGGTGCGATCGTAGATGCTGCAGAAAGATATAGTGTCGGACTAGACGACATTTTTTACCGACTGCATTCCTATGGAATGGGATCAGTCAACGAAGCGTATCCCCCTTACAACCTCGTGAAAGAATCTGAGGTCAAGTGGAGGATTGAAATGGCACTTGCTGGATGGGACAAGGACGAAATTGAAGTCTCTACTGAGAGTAACGTCCTCCTGGTCAGATCTAAGGCAGCGAAGGCAAAGGGAGAGGAAGAGTATCTGCACCGTGGGGTGTCTACTCGCACCTTCGCTAGAGGTTTCAACCTGTCGGATGATGTCGAATTGGGTACAGTCCGCTTTACAAATGGACTACTGGTGATAGAATTACGGAAGATTATTCCTGACCACCAGAAACTGAAACTCTATGATATTTCTGATGAAACTGCTGACCCACCCAGTGAGTCTGTTTAATCTGCTGTTGGTAGGATCTTTGATCACCATAGGGTTGGCACACAACCATGCTCATTACACTATGGAAGTTGATGCTGACTCTTATGTCAGAGCATTCTGTAAAAAGAATCCTGACACTTGTCAAAGTTACCTTGACGATTATTGATATATAGTATGCAACTGAAGAGACCACCCTCACGGGGGTCTCTTTTTGTTTGGAGAATCCTATGAATCATTATGTAAATCTATGTCCTGCATACTCTGAGAAGACTGAAACTCTTACTGTAGATCTCCCTCCAGAGTATATGGATGAGTTTATGCAGATGGTGCATATCCTTGCGGATACTAGAAACCAATCTGCTCGCCGTGCCTTTGTGGACATGGTAAAATACACATATAATAACCTGATGGAGAAGACCTATGATAAAAATCGCAAGAATGCAAAGCGGCGAGGACGTAATCGCTGACGTAAAAGAGATCCGTGCCAACCCTGAGGCAACTCAGGCACTGGGATATGAGTTTGCAGATGCATTCACTGCGATGATTCAACGTCCCACTGAGAATATGTTTCTGACTGAAGAGACTGATCAAAATTCTCTTGATCAACTCAAGGATATGCAACTAGAATTCTTTCCTTGGGCACCTCTTGCTTCTGGTCGTAACATTGTTTCTCTCTTCTCTGTAGTGTCCATGTCAGAGCCACATGAAAATGTGTTGAAAGGATACCAACAGGTGCTAGAGCAGTATAAAAACCTTCAAAAACCCAAAGATAATGCTGAAATTGATTATTCTCAAACACCACCCGACGACCTACTTATTGGGCAACCTGACGGAGATGGATGAGGAGCCAAGTCTCCTCCTGGAGGACTGCTATAGCGTCACCCCAGAGGGTGATCTGCAATACTACCCCCTCCACACTGACCAACGTTTTGTTTTCTTGACAACAGACGACGTGATGACTATACTGGATCCGTCAGATACTATCGTCAAGGCATACAAAACACGGAATGAGTAATTTTTACACGAATCTCGTATTGCTGGGCGACGACATTCTCTATCGTGGATACGAGCACGGACAACCCGTGCAGTATCGAGAGAAGTCTCGTCCAGTTATGTTTATGGTGCCTCAGGCACAGTCACGTCCGACTGACTATCGCACCTTAGACGGGCGCAAGGCATATCCTAAGCAGTTTTCTGGTGCTCGTGAAGCGAGAGACTTCATGAATCAGTATCAGGATGCTGCTGGCATGGAAGTGCATGGGTATGAGCGGTTTGTGTATCAGCATATCGGTCAAAAATTCCCTGGTGAGATCGACTATGACATGTCCCAGATGAAGATCTATACGATTGACATTGAGGTGGCATGTGAAAATGGTTTTCCTGATGTGCAGGCATCTGCTGAGGAGATGCTGTGCATTACGATTAAGGATTTCAACACCAAGAAGACCATCACCTGGGGCACACGAGAGTTTGCTCCTGCCGATACTGAGTATCGTGTCTTCTGGACCGAGCAGGAGATGCTCACTGACTTCCATAAGTGGTGGACAGAGAATACTCCTGACATTGTGACTGGTTGGAATTGTAACCTGTACGACATTCCGTACATCTGTCGTCGCATTGAGCGTGTCCTTGGCGAGAAGTGGAAGAAGTCTCTGTCCCCCTGGAATCGTGTGATCGATCGTGAGATCAAGATCATGGGTAGGACTAACCTCGCATACGAGTTGACAGGTATCAACATCCTTGACTACCTGGATCTGTATAAGAAGTTTACCTACACCAACCAGGAGTCCTATCGTCTTGACCACATCGCCTTCGTGGAGTTGGGTCAAAACAAATTGGATCACAGTGAGTTTGAAAACTTCAAGGACTTCTATACCTCAGACTGGCAACGCTTTGTTGAATACAACATCCAAGACGTTAATCTTGTTGACCGTTTGGAAGACAAGATGAAACTGATTGAGTTGGCAATTACTATGGCATTCGATGCTAAGGTCAACTTTGAGGATGTGTATTCGCAGGTGCGTATGTGGGACACTCTTATCTACAATGACCTTGGTAAGAGGAATGTTGTTGTCCCTCCCAAGCAGACATCGAAGAAAGATGAGAAGTATGCAGGTGCATATGTGAAGGAGCCTGTGCCTGGTCTCTATGACTGGGTGGTCTCCTTTGACCTTAACTCTCTGTATCCTCACCTGATCATGCAATACAACATCTCACCTGAGACGTTGGTTGATCGTCGTCACCCCACTGTCACAGTGGATAAGTTGTTGGACCAGGCGATAGATATTGATGGAGAGTATGCTGTGTGTGCTAACGGTGCCCAGTATCGTAAGGACATCCACGGTTTCCTCCCCGAAATCATGCAAAGGATCTACGATGAAAGGACCATTTACAAGAAACGAATGCTTGCCGCTAAGCAAGATCTTGAAAATGCCAAGACACCTGCAGAGACCATGGCACTTCAAAAGGATGTGTCTAAATTCAACAACATCCAGATGGCAAGAAAGATCCAACTCAACTCTGCCTATGGTGCCATTGGAAACCAATACTTCCGATATTACAATTTGGCGAATGCTGAGGCGATCACTCTCTCGGGTCAAGTCTCGATTCGTTGGATTGAGAATCGGATGAATGCATACCTAAACAAGATTCTTAAGACCGATGATACTGACTACGTTATTGCTTCTGATACTGATTCCATCTATCTCAATCTGGGTCCTTTTGTACACAAGGTATTCAAGGAGCGAGAGGCGAGCGATGAGAGTATTGTTAGGTTCCTTGACAAGGTGTGCGAAGTGGAATTTGAGAGGTATATACGAAATTCTTATGAAGCGTTGGCGTCCTATGTAAATGCCTACGAGCAGAAGATGTTTATGAAGCGAGAGAATATCGCTAACAAGGGCATCTGGACTGCTAAGAAGCGTTATATTCTCAACGTCTGGAATAGTGAGGGTGTGCAGTATGCTCAACCCAAACTGAAGATGATGGGCATCGAAGCAGTGAAGTCTTCTACTCCTGCTGCTTGCCGCACTGCAATTAAAGAGGCACTCAATGTGATTATGACTGGCAGTGAAGAGGCAACT